GGTTGACCTCCACCAGCATTTGCAACAGGGCTTGGTTTTGCACCCATTCCAGCAGCAGAACTAGGTTTAAAATGATGTTCCCAACCACTACCAGGGTTTTTGAGACTCGTGAGATAGCTAGTAAGATTTTGTTCCACACCACCATTTAAAACAACTACTTCTCCGTTAGCGTTTTTTTGTAACTTGTTTTGTAATAAAGACAAGGTTTGCTCTGCATTTATCGCTCCAAGATTACTGATAGCTGCAAGTGCTGTTGTTTTGGTAGATGCAACTTCATTAGAAGTTTTTAAGTCCTCTAATTGTTGAGATAAAGTCATTATCTGTTGCTCTTTTTCTTGGGCTGTTTTATTAGCCTCTTCCCAAAGAGTTTTCCACTGACCTTGATCTTCAAGTTGTTTGGTACGTTCAGCTTCTTTTTTCTTATAAACTTCGTCTAATTTAGACTTTGCACCCTTAAATTTTTCTTGTTCATCTGCAACTTGTTTTTGCAAAGCAGCTAGTTTTGCTTCATATTCTGCTTTTACAGAAGTAAGATCAGGTGCAGATGGTTGGGCTGGTTGTGAAACAGTATCAGCCACGGGCTGTTCAGCGTTGGTCACAGACTCAGGCTGAATGACTTTTTCTTCGAGGGCCATTAATTATTCAGTAAGTGGGCTAGTAGTTTTCTTTTTAGCAGCTTTTTTCTTAGTTGCTTTTGGTGTAGGAGCAGGACAAACAACAGGAGCTTCAGGACCATTACCCATCTTTTCAGATGCAGTAGGTTCTACAAGTTCCCATTTATAAGTCCCGTCAGGCTGAAGAACCTTATCTAGGGATTTAGCCATAATAATATATGTACTTGTATATCATTGTAACAAACTATTCAGATCTGACCTGATTTGCTGAAGGCAAAACCTCTCCTTGTACTAAAATATCTCTAAATTCTTCTCTATCAATCACTTGTTGATCAAATAATGATGTTAAAGCTGTAATATCTTGACCAATTAATCTTTCAATATCAAAATCTCTACTAATTTTTACTTCTGGTGGTTCAATACCTACATATTCAGCAGAAAAATTAAAACATTTTTGTAATTTTTGTTCTAACTCCATAGAAACCATAGCAAGCATAGAGTTTGTATCAACACGATCTAATCTTCTAGCATCAGCAGATTCAGCTACAAACTTTTGCTGGCTTAATGTGCTAATACCAAGAGTAGCCATTTGCATTTGTAATTCTTTTATTTCAGAAGATTGAGCATCAAAAGCACTTGAAGCTGGTTCTACATAATAAACTTTATTGCCTGGCTGAGTTGCCATCGCATAATTTACAGATATAGCAAGGTCTTTAGTCTGATCGTCATATCCTTCCATCACAAGCATTGGTTGAGATGCAACGTGTAAGCTATGAATTAAATCAGCCTGTCTTTGAAAATGGGCAAGATTCAAATATGCAATATCAAGTAAAGGTGGTTTGCTTACTAAATTCTCAGTTTTTCCAGAATAAATAGTAACTAAAGGTATTTCTCCGAGAGAAAAATTACCAGATTCAACTAATTTGTATTCTTGATCCGTAGTGCTAGTGCTAAATTCACCCATGTAAGAATTATCATCAACGTCATACATTGCATCAATTTCGTCTTTTTTACGAAATACTCTGTAACTTCCAGGTTCTATAACTCTTACTTGGTCATAAACCTTTTCACCAAAATCCCCGTCAGGTAAAACAGCTTTTTCTGCAAGTCTCGCCTGTATAAGATTTCCATAATTAGATTCTCTATCTAATCTCCAACCTAAAAGATTTGTTGGATCGACTTCTATCCAATATGGTCTACGATTTTGTGATCTTTCTTCTGCAAGACTTAATGCACCAGAAGGTGCAGGATAATCAACAAGGACATGACTTTGACCATAAGTAAGAGAACACATTAATATTCTTCGTGCGTATTCGTCTAAATCCGAGCCACAACCATCAACGTCCATTTTAAATGTTTCTGTCCAATAGGGATCACCTGTTAAAGTTATTGGTTTTCTAAGAACTAAACCTGTAGCTGCTCTAATTAATCTTTGAGTAAAAGGAGAAAATACAGCACGATTTACTCTTGCCATGTATGCTGTGTAATCTTCTCTTGGCTCTAATGGTAAAAATGCTTCACTGTTTTCTCTAAGATATTCAGTACCTTCAGTAACAGCTTTCATTATTTCCCAACCTTTCATCATATCTAGAACTGCTCTAGTTCTAGTAAAAGGACTATCTATATCTCCAATATTTGTAGAGGTCTGTACTTTTGTTCTGTAATCACCAGGAATTGAATAAGTCATCTAACACCTCCATCGTTTTAAAGCTAACGCTTTTCTTGTAGGTCTGCCTTTTTTATCTTTTAATGGTCCTGGCATTCCTTTCATACGAGCACAAAAACTTTTTCTCCTAGCTGCTCTTTTCCCTGTAGGATTTTTTTCAGTAACAGGTGCTTGTAAATTACTACCAGTAGCACGATTATATTTAGCACGACCTTTTGCAGTAAGACCACCCTTCTTAGACTTTTCGCCTCTACCAACAGATAAACTTACACTTTTACGTTTAGCCATTATCTACCTACCTTTGCTTGTGCCTTTTTATGGGCTTGACTAAAAGTATCTCCTGCTCTCATTCGCCTTTTCATAAACTCCATGTGCTTCGCACTATGATGCTCAGAATGTTTACTTAGTAAAGTTTTTTGGCGAGGAGTAAGTTTCACTTCTTTTTTCGTTTTTTCTTAGAACGTAGCTTTTTAAGATCAGCAGCAGTGATCTTATCTCTAGGAGGAGCAACCGCAGCTAATTTACGTTGCTTGGCTGAGTAAGAACCTTTTGGCATTATGCACCGTTGGTAATAGCACCAGAAGTTATAAAACTAACGCTAACTGTTTCTAAATCACCTGTTACTGCTGATAGGCTTGTTCCTGTAACAATTCCAGAAAAACTTACCTTTTTTGTACCAGAAGTATCTAAAAATAATTCAAACTGTGCATCACCAGCATCTTCTGTTGTTAAAACATCAGCTAGTAAGTTTGCAGTTTCATTACCACTAGCTGCTGTGTAAAGAAAATCAATAGTTCCAGAACCAGAGATAAGTCCACCAACAAAAGACCTTGATGTTGCTCCATGTGCAGTTACATCTAATGAATCCTTTGTTGTATCTAATGTCCAACCAGTAGTAGATACAACTGCTTCAGTAGTTCCAGATCCGTTTTTAAATTTAACGGAGCCTTCTTCTCCACGAAAAAATGCCATTATTCTAAGAAAAAAGAGTATTTATAAATAGTTTAACTTGTAGTTGACTTTTTTACAGTACCTTTCTTGTTATTTAGCATATATTGTTCACATCGGGGATCCCAAAGGGCAGGATTTCGTTTTCCTTTGACTTTTTCGATTATGTCGAGCATCTCATTTGTGATTTTGGTCATTTTTTACTCCTTTTTGTAGATTTTTTGCGTCTATGTTGATATGTTATCTTCTTACTGCTAGTTTTTTCACGTTTAAAACGTGCTTTTTCACTAGCTGTCATCTCTCCTACTGTCTTAGGTGTCTTACTTGATACACGTTTTTTAGGTCTACAAGCTGGATAAGCTCGTTTTTCGCCTTTAGAACGACCACAAGGTTTACCAGTTTTTACATCTACCCAGTTTTCTTTAAACCAACGGGTAAGTCCACCACTACTTCTTGCCACGTTTACTCTCCGTGCGGTAAGTTCCTCCACGTTTTTTATACTCTCGTACAAGCCACGCATTGGCATAAGCAGAAGGATAAACCTTAAATTTACGTTTAGCCTCTGCTTTTACCCTAGAGTATAACGCTTTATTTACAGGAACATTCGCCACGCTTTTTACCTCCCTTCTTTTTCTTCTTCTTTTTCTTAGTCGTAGAATGGTACATAGTAAGAATTAGGTATCTTAGTATATTCTAAACGAAGTCTGGCCTAATGTCTCTGGTTTTGCAAGGTTGAATTGTTGCAGACAAAGATAACCAAAAGCATCAAATGCGTGATCCACACCTAAATTTTTATTAGGTAAACCAGTATTTGGTGCATATGTAAGGGTTCTTAATGCTTTTATTAATTCTTTGCATCTAGGATGAATTAATGTTCTTCTTGTTCCATCAGCATCATACAAAGCAGTATTAACAGCAGTAATTTTATCTCTTATTCTCCAGGGTGATCTAGGACTCATAACAGTAAAACCAGATCTTCTTAGAATCGTATGATCTGTAACTCCCACCCCACTAGTTTTTCTTGCACTACCAGTAGGGTCAGGACAAGCAATAATTCTTCGATCCACTCCATACCTTCTGGTCACTTCCTCTGCAAAATCCCAAGTAGTAGCACCACCTGTCAGCATAATCTCATCAAAGACATATAGTGTATCATTGTGTTTCACAGCACAGATTCCTGCCATAGGGTCAACGTTAAAATCCAATCCCAATAACAGGGGAAGCATATGTAAATCAGCTACTTCTTTGTCAATATTCTCATCACTAAAGCTAACAGCAACCAAACCAGTAAGATTTTCAAAACTAGCTTCAAATTCTTGTCTAAAAGTTCTTGGATCTAGTTGTCCTCTAGCTGCTTCAACTTCTTCTTCTTTGACATTACCTCCTTCAATTGTAGTAAAACTCCATCTCTGCCAATCATCCCATTCCTGTTCACCACAAAAACACCACATATCATAAAACCAACTGGCAGTGCCATCAGGTGTAGAAATAAACAAAGCCCAACCCTGTTTATCTGCCAATGCAGGTCTAATAACTTCAGCCCACACATCCCTTTCCATAAATGCAGCTTCATCCAATACAACCCCTGCCAAACTTCTTCCTCTCAATGCCATCGCATTTTCAGTACCTTTTAACTCAATACTCGATCCATTTATCAAATCAATTCTTAAATCTGTCTCATTTTTACTTTGAATCCAAGTTTTAGGAGTTAATCTCTTTAATTCTTTCCATGCAATATCTTTTGCCATACGATATGTAGGAGCACAATAGAAATAAACCTCACCAGGTCGATTGATAGCACCTCTGAGCAACTCAATACAGCTTAAATAACTCTTTCCAAACCTTCTTCCAGCAACCAACACCCTAAATCTTTTTTCACTATTGAACACCTCCCCCTGTGCATACCTTAAACTAATCTCATTAAGACTCATATAACCCTTTTTTCATAATATTACTCATTTTCTTTCGCATTTTATACTTTTAAGGCTATTATCGAAATATTAACCCTTATAAAGACTAAGTCCGTGGCTGAATCTTTCATAAATAACCTAAATTACGACCTCCCAGCACCTCAACGTAAACCTCGTGTTCAAAAATATACAGGTGGTACTAATTCAAGAGCAGTTATAGAAGCACGTTGCCAACGCTTATACTCAAAACAACTAGAAGGTAAAACTACTAGACAATTAGTTATAGAACATTCTCATAGAGAAGGTATCTCAGAAACTACAGGTTGGGCTGATTGGAATAAAGTTAAAGAATGGAATGATCAAGATTGGTTGAAAGAAAGAGATAAAATGATCCCACGCTTACAAGCAATGCGTATGCGTCTATTCAACAAGGCCGTATCAAAAGGTCAGCTTCAAACAGCAGCACAAATCTTAGACTCTCTAGGCAAAGTAGTTGGTGAATCCGTAGAAACAGTTAATATCCAAGCTCCAGAATTAGCTATTCGCATAGAACCAAAAAGTTAAGCAATATATATTTAAGTTCCCCACGCACACAAAAATACAAAATAAATTTACAACTACACCCCCATTGTAACAAATTGTTAAGATAATTATATATAAATATATTTAGTTATATTTTATGCTATACTAATAATAAGGAGATAGTATATCTTCTTATGCACCTAAACAATCGAATACTAATTAAACTATGAAAACTGCACATGAACATGTACAAGTTATAGAACCAAGTGAAGCAACAAAAGCTCACTGGAATATAACACTAAAAGAAAATTCAAATTTAAATTTAGAATTTTTCCATTCACTTTGTAAGCAGTCTCAAATTGGTTTAGCTTCATTAATTCACCCTTTGCATTATGCAAGTATTGAACATAATGAACTAGTTAGAACTTATGAAAAGTTTATTAAACCTTATGTACAGAATTAATCTCTAGTACTCTTTAAATCAATTCTAAGGGGTGTAAATATCTTTAATAGATAAATACACCCTTTACAACAAACAAAGCTTTACAGCTTTACTAAAACTAAACAACACTAAATTAATTAAAACCATGTTAAAAAATTTTGTTATCTGGTCTGGTTTTTATGCCTTAACTGGAATAGTTTTAACTTCAGTAATTACTGAAAGTTTAAACAAAAGTACTTTTGCAGATTGTAAGCTTAATATCTCTAGGGATAATAAAGCATGCATACAAGTATTAAAAACTGGTAGCAGTTTTCAACAAAAGCAAGTACAAACAATACTTGCAATTAATGAACTAAAAGGTATATAATTATATATACCTTTACATCTTATTTAATTAAACTATGGAAAAATTACTAACTTCCAAAGAATACAATACAATTGCAGTTAAATTATTAACTGATTGTATGTATGAATATAATAAAAAAGAAATTGATTTAATACTTGATAAACTTTTTATTATGACAATAAAAGATTTAGATACAGTATTAATTGAGGATATAAAAAAAGAAAAAAAATTAAGAGAAGAACATATTAATAAACCTATAACAAATAAACCAACAATAAGTAACTCTTAAAGGGTTACTTTTTTTTTACTTTATTAATTTAAAAATGAAAAATGAATTATTTAAGTTTGGTGTTAATAACACTAAGCTTAAAAATACTATTACTTTTTCAAAAAGTAGTGGAATCACCTGCCCAGGTGCTAACAAATGTAGAGCGATTGCCGTTATGAATGATAACGGTAAGAGATCGGTTAAAAGGTTTAAAGATACTGAATTTACTTGTTATAGTGCAAGTTTAGAGGCATTATATACAGGTTTATATAACCTTACTAGGCATAATACAAGTTTATTAAATGAATACATTAAAAACGATGATTTTAACGGGTTAGTAGAATGTTTTAATGTATCTTTAAATAAAAAAAGAAGTAAGAATATTAATTTAGTTAGATGGAATCAATCAGGAGATATATATACACGTTTTGAACTTGAAGCACTTAAAAAAGTAGCTTCAATGAATAAAGATTTAATATTTTATTTTTATACTAAAAATATTAAATTACTATTAGAAAATAAAAATTTAGGTAACAACATTTTTGCAACTTGTTCTTATGGTGGTTTATATGATCACTTAATAAAAGATAATTTTAGACGTTATAGCAAAGTAGTTTACAGCACTAATGAAGCTAAAATTTTAAATCTACCGATAGACACTGACGATAGTCACGCTTATGAAGAAAAGGGTGCTAACGGCTTCGCTTTATTGCTTCATGGTACGCAAGAAAAAAACAGTAAGGCAAGTGTAGCTTTACAACAAATAAGAAAAAATAAAAAATTAACTATTGCTTAGATTTTAAAAGTAATAAAAATAATAATTTATAAAGCATATCGTTTTTATTAGAAGTTATCTCATCAACTTGAGATAACTTTTGATGGTTAATAAATGCTTGAAGCTGATTATTGTCATGAATGTCATGATTATGAATGTAATTTTTAATAAAAGACATTATGGGCGTTTAGGGTTGATTAGTATACTAATGTATTGTATACTAAAATATATAATTATACAATTAATTAATCATGAATGAATCAAATTTGCGTTTATCAAACGTACAACAAAAAGCTATTAAGGCGTTAGCCAAGGCAGATGCTAGACCAGTTAAACAGATGTTAGCTATGGTTTTAAATGAGGGTTTTAACTGGATATTTAACGATTGTTCTGAATATAATTATCCTTTACAAGGATTTCCAGATGATTGGGAAAAAATTGAAAAGGAATTAGAGAAAGAATATAAAAAAGCTTTGGAGGTTAAATAATGACTTATTACGTTTATGGCACTTTTATCGAAAGAAATCGATACAAGTTTAAAACTAAGGAAGATGCATTGAAATTTGAAAAATTTGCTCGCAAAAATATGAAAACTTCCTTTGATTGGGTTTTTTATGATAAAGATGAAAGTCTTAAAAATATTGAAACAACTGATGGTTTATCTATGGGTTTATGGGATAATTACCAAGAACATAGACGAGTGGCAAAAGAAACTTGTTTTATATCTAAACCTATTAAATCAACAAGTATTTGGAATAGATTACAACATTACTTTTTTATTATTTTCAAAAAAAATAATATTGAAAGATGGCAAAATCCAAATAAAAGATATTTAGATAAAAATTTAAATAAGGATATATGGTCCGATTATATTCCATACAGACCTGATTATTCATATGAGGTTGATTAATGGCAAATATTCACGAAGATAATGAATCATGTAAAGAAAGAATGAAAGAATTGATAAGAAAAGGTTTAGATAGAACAGAAGTTATCCGAAAAGTCAAAAAAGAATTTTTAAACGTTAATAATGATACTTTTTATAGATGGTATGAATCAGTAATACTTGAGCAAGATATTAAAGAATGGGAAAAAGAAAATGAGAAAAAAATTAAAGATCAATTAGAAGATAGGAGAGATTTAAAACAACTAATTTATTTAAGAAATAAAAAGAAATATATAGATAATGAAGATCCAGATGAATCATCAAAAGCTGAGAAAATATTATTAAATCACTTCTTGGATAAGATTCAATGATTTACTGGCATTAGGTGGCTAGACCTTTAGGTCGCATACGCACACATTACTATGTAAGTCCAGTACTTTTCAAATACGAAAATTCGGTAACGAAAATGAAAACAGACAACTTTGTCAAATTAAACAAGTGGTTAGATACTTGTCCTTTTGGAGATTATATAACCAACAAACTGGATTATGATCCAAAAACAAAATATTGGGAATTTCGATTTAAAGTTCCTAATATTTCAAAACAAATTAGAGATTCATATACTGATTCATTAGCGGAGTTTTACGAAAATGTTTAGCGATCCTATGAAAAATGATGTTGATGAGTCTTTTATTGAAGAACTTAATCAACATATATCTAATGAAACTGTATCTACTTTGATACAAGATTACATTAAAAAATTAGTAAGTCATGAAATTGATATTATTACTGATTCCGATTGGTTTGACCAAAAAGTAAATGATGCTGTGGAGGACACTACAAATGATTGATAACCCACTAGAACAGCAAACTTTAGAAAGTTATGATGGTCTTTATAAAAATGAAAAGTTTGAAGAGCATTGTTCTGATGCGGCTAAAGAATTAGCTAAAGATCATAATCTACACCCAGATTATTATGAACCTTTTATAGAGTTCTATATTGAAGAATGTAGAGAATCAGATAGAGGTTATTTTTTCGGTAGTCAAAAATATATTATCGATCTTTGGTGGGATCATAATAAA